TTTCCCGGAAAAGCTCATTGCTGGCCACTCAAATAGGGCGGGGAGCCTGTTTTCAGTGGGACGGTCCATAAATGGGCGGCTCACTTCCACAGGTCCCCGCTGGGGGGGTAGTCGGTTATTCGGAGGCTGAGGTGGCCTGTTGTTTTGCCATTGCCTTGCGGCACTTTTCGATACGGGTGTTATTACCAGCCGCCGAGTGCAACTCGGTTGAACGCTCCAGATGCTTGATCGCGGTTTCCCACTGCTGAGCATCCTGGGCACGTATACCGATCAACTTGTGGTACTTGCTCGGGATCTGTTCTGTCAGGTCCCATTCGCCGTCCACGCGAGGCAGCAGGTCGGACAGGTACGGTTCCGGACTGCGAGTAGCGTTGTATTCGGTGTAAGCCCACTCGATGACGGCATCCGCGACAAAGGTCTGGATGTCGCGGCGCTTGAAGCGCTCCGGCATCTGCTGACCCTGCTCGATCAGGAAGTCCGCCAGTTCCAAGGCGTCATCGAACTGGGCGGTGTCGAACAGCCAGACCATCACCTGCACCACGACGCGGTTCGGAAAGTTCAGCCCCGATTCGCAGTAGCGCTGGACGTAGTCCTGGTACTTGGGCAGCAGCTCCTCCCGCTTGAGTGCCTGTTTGCTGGCCAGGTTCTTGAGCTCGCTCAGGCGCACCAGATCGATGTCCAGCGCCGCTTCCTGCAGCAACAGATGCTTGCGGGCATTGGCTGGGCTGCTCAAGGCATCGGCTGGGGTGTACGCCATAGCTGCACTCGAAATGCCTGCAGCTACAGCGACTACACCCAAGGCCAGCGTGCGGCGCTTGTGCGCGAGGGCCAGGCTCAAGCCACGAGCTCCACGTTTTCGGTCAGTGCGATCTTTTCCAACTGCTCGATCACATAGCCTTCATTGCGGCTGTTGTAGTCCTCGACGCGGGAGCGTTTCGGGTTGTCGACCGTCTGCTTACGCCAGCTGGTGTCCTGGAAGTAGATCGACAGGTTGTCCCAGCTGGTGACCAGTACGGCGTTGACCGGGAAGTTCGGCACACTGAACGCTGGCAGACCACCGTAGGTTGCGATGACCTGGGCGTTTTCGATGCGTTCTTTTTCGGTCGGAACATCGCCCTGTTTGGTGTACAGCTTGGCCTTGTCAGCGGCGAGCAAGTCGGTGCCGATGATGGCGACCAGGTCACCGTCTTCGCGCAGGATCTCGTCGACCATTTGCTTGGTGTCGTGCACCAGGGCATCAAGGTTGGCGTAGTCGCCACCGGCACCCAACTTGACCTTGCCAGCAGTCGCGCCCTCTTTGAGCACCTGCTGCGGGGCCTGCTCACGCAGCTGTTGCAACCAGCCCTTGTTCACGTCCTGCAGCTTCGGGTTCGCCGCAAGGTCGGTCTGAGCGGCTGCACTGGTGCCGTTGAAGCCGATCACAATCCGGTCCTGGGCAATGCGCTTCTGCACAGCGGCGGAGTAACGGTCCTGGAAGTCGGGGAATTTCGCCCAGGCATCGATTTTGGCGTACGGCAAGCCCACATCGGACTGGGTATCAACCAGCTCGTAGGTGGTGTGCTCCAGTGCCGACGCGTCCTTGGCATCGCGATCAGTGGTCTTGGTGTTGACCCGGCCGGTGACCGGACCATTGACACCGATGAACACCTTTTCGCCTTTGATTTCGCTGACCGGGATGACGTTGATACGCTCCAGGAAGTCAGCCTTGGCGGTGATCGCGTCGTTCAGCTCCTGAGCGATAGAAGGCTCCACGCTGAACATGCGGCTGGCACGCTCAACGCCATAGGACTCAGCCATTGCCAGCTGCAGTGCGGAAAATTGCTTGGCGCCATTGGCGCTCAGTGGCTGGGCCATGTCAGAGCACCTTCTTCTTGACGGTGGTCACCGGGCCAGAATTGCGCGGCAACTGACGACCGGTGGGAGTGTTCTGGATCGCGGTGAACTGCTTTTGCAGACCAACCAGCGCTGCCAGAACGGCCTTGTTCGACGCACCGCCGCTGCGACTGAATTCGCGCTCTTCTTCAGCGGTGGTGACGATCGCGTCAACTGCTGCGGTTACGTCGTCGATCGGGGCTTGATCGGGTTCTGGTGCCTCTTCAGCTGCAGGCTCAATCACAGCCTGAATGCCGGCAGCGACAACCAGCAGCTGCGCCAGCAGGGCTTTTAAGGCCGTTGCGGTAGCTTCATCCATTGGGGGTTTGCTCTCGGTTTGGGGGGTAGGTTTGGCGGGCTCGGTGTCCGCTGCAAAGCGCTTGAACAGGCCGGTGAGCAAGCCGATAAGCTTGCCGACTTCGCCCTGGGGTTCTTCTTCAAATGAGCCCAGCTCGACGGATGCGGCGTAAAAGGCGTCGTTGTGGGTTTTCTTCGAAAAGTAGAGTTCCTGGGTGCCCAGGCTGGCGGGTTCATCGGTCACGCCCAGGCCGGTCAGGTAGGCTTTGCCACTGCCGGCGAAGTTCGGGGTGATCTCGATACTGCCGAACAGCTTCTGGCCTTGATCATTCAGGTACAGCAACCGATCGTTGGGCTTGAGCTGGGCTTCCAGAGCAATTTGCCCCTCTTCCAGATCGTCGCCCTCTTCCACCAGGCGCACGGCGAAAACGGTACCGTGGGAACCACTCCAGCGTTCGTGGTCACACCAAATCACCGCCGTGTATTTGGATGGCTTGTAGGTCTCAGCGATGTCGCGCAGTTCCTGGGGAAGGATCTCGCGACCGTCGGCGGTGGTGCCGCTGGTGGCGACACGTTTCCAGAACGAAACAAGGGAACGGGGCATGGGCGATAACTGCGCTCAATCGGTGATTTGAGCCGCCAAGATATGGAGCCGAACGCCCTCTAACAAACGGTTCAATTGCGCGTTTCTCCTAGATTCGCGATCTAGGTGAAGCTCGGAATTTAACCCCGCGTTTTCGCTGTTTTCGCCGCATAGACTGCGGCCCATGTACTACTCGACCGAAGTTAAAGAAGCCGCCAAACGTCTGTTTCTACGCCGCTGTAAGGCCAAGGAAATTCAGGCGCAACTCAACCTGCCCAACATCCGGATCGTCTACTACTGGATCCGCCAGGGCGGCTGGGAAGACATGTTGTCGGACGAGGAACCGCTGACCGCTGTCGGTCGGCGTATCACCCTGCTCCTGGACAAGGTCGGCAGCCTATCCAAGGACGATCTAAACGAACTGGATCGGCTGACCGCCGTGCGCGAACGACTGCTCAAGCAAGCGGCCAAACCGGCGTCGGTAGCAGCGACGTCTGGTGACGACCAGGGCGAACCTCAAGAGCCCCGCCAGCGCTCGCGTGGCGAACGCTCCAGCCGTGGCCATACCGGCGGCAAGAAAAGGGAGAAGAAAGCCAAGAACGACATTAACGGCCTGACCGAAGTCGACTTCCTGGATAAGTTCATCAGCAAGATGTACCGCTATCAGCAGGAGCTGTTCGCCGCCAAGCAAAACCCGCTGACATGCCGGATCCGGAACATCCTGAAAAGCCGCCAGGTGGGCCTGACCTACTACTTCGCCGGCGAAGCATTCATGGACGCCGTTTTGAGCGGCGACAACCAGGTGTTCCTGTCGGCCAGCCGATCGCAGTCGGAGATCTTTCGCAGCTACATCATCCAGTTCGCGAAGCAATGGTTCGACATCGAGCTGACCGGCAATCCCATCACCTTGAGCAACGGCGCCGAGCTGCGCTTCCTCAGCACCAACAGCAGCACCGCCCAGGGCTACCACGGGCACGTCTACGTCGACGAATATTTCTGGATCCGCGATTTCGAGAAGTTGAGCACCGTGGCCAGCGCCATGGGCACCCACAAGAAATGGCGTAAAACCTACTTTTCAACGCCCAGCGCCGTGTCGCATCAGGCCTACCCGTTCTGGTCCGGCGATGAGTTTCGCAACAGCAAGCGCGGGAAAAAGGCAGGCGGCACCTGGCCGATCGAGGCGGCATACACCCAGGGCGTGCTGTGTCCGGATGGCCAATGGCGCAAGACCATCACCATTCAGGATGCGATCGACGGCGGCTGCGATCTGTTCGACCTCGAGCAGCTGCAGCTGGAGTACGACGAAGACAAATTCCAGCAACTGTTCTACTGCAAATTCATCGACAGCACGCAGAGCGCATTCAGCCTAAAGGACCTGGAACGTTGCTACTCCGACCTGTCGTTGTGGGAGGACTACAAGCCCGACGACGATCGACCATTCGGCAACAGTCCGGTCTGGCTCGGCTACGACCCAAGCCGCACCCGCGACGACGCCACCTGCGTGGTCATTGCGCCGCCGCTCGAACCTGGGGCGAAATTCCGCATCCTGGAAAAGCACAGCTGGCGGGGGCATTCGTTCACCTACCAGGCAGCCCAAGTCAAGAAGCTCACCGAGCGCTTCAACGTCCAGCACATCGGCATCGATGTCACCGGCGTGGGTTACGGCGTGTTCGACCTGGTGCGCGATTTCTACGCGAAAGCCACCCCAATCCACTACAGCCTGGAAGCCAAAAACGCCCTGGTGCTCAAGGCTCAGGACACGATTTCGGGTAGCCGTATCGAGTGGGAAGCCGGCTGGACCGATATCGCCCAGGCATTCCTGACCATCAAGCGCGGCACCACCAACAGCGGCCAGGTCACGTATAGCGCTTCACGCACCGACGCCACCGGCCACGCCGACATCGCTTGGGCGGTTATGCACGCCTTGGCCAACGAACCCTTGAACACTAACAAGCGGCGACGCAGCCGCTACGTCACGAGTGGAAACAATGACCAATCCTCGACACAAAAAACGCCAGGTCAACCAGCAGGTGCGACAGCCACAGTCCATGCGGGCATTTACATTCGGGGAGCCCGAACAGGTGTTGTCGGGGAACATCGGCGAGTACATAGGGGTGTTTCCCAGCGACGACGGCGAAATCTACAAGCCGCCGGTGTCGCGCACCGGCCTGGCCAAACTGCTGCGCGCCAACGCGCACCACGGCGCTATTCCGAAGTTCAAACGCAACCTGCTACTGCGTGAATTCATCCCCTCGGCCGGCTGCAGCGCAAAGACGATGGGCTGCGCGGGGTTGGACTACATGGTGTTCGGCGATGCGTTCTTCTATCGCGACATCAACGCTTTCGGCCAGGTGCTGGAGCTGCAGCACCTGCCGGCGATCAACATGCGGGTGAAAGTGGACGGCGGTTTCCGGATGCTGCTGCCGGACAACAAGTTCATGGACTTCGACCAGGACGAGATCGAGCACGTCATGGACTACGACGTCGAGCAGACCATATACGGCATCCCGGATTACCTAGGCGGCCTACAGGCGCTCCTGCTCAACGAAGCCGCGACCCTGTTCCGTCGGCGCTACTACAGCAACGGCGCACACGCCGGTTATATCTTTTACACCAACGATCCGGACCTGACCGAGGAGGACGAAGAAAACCTGCGCGCCCAGATCAGTGCCAGCAAGGGTGTGGGTAACTTCCGCTCGATGTTCGTCAACATTCCCAACGGCAAGGAGAACGCCATTCAGATCATCCCCGTGGGGGATTTTCAGGCAAAGGACGAGCTGGAGAAGGTTAAGAACATCACCCGTAACGACGTGATTGCCGCCTGGCGCATGAACCCCGCTTTGGCCGGCATCATTCCGGAAAACAACGCAGGCTTTGGTGATATCGAGAAGATCGATCGGGTCTACACCAGCAACGAGATCCGACCGATCTGTCAGTTGTTCAACCAGGTCAACGACACGCTTCGACTCGACAGGACAATTAGCTGGATTACCCCTGAATAAAAAGAAAAAACCACTGCTTAAATAGACAGTATTTAGTGATTATCACCAGTAGTGACGGCATAATGGCGGCTCTGCAACCCTGGGGAGGGAAACATGCGAATTTACTGCACGGCCTGCGACCACAAAGGGCGCATCAGTTCACGGGAGGAGATTACCCGGGGCTATGTGAAGCTGTATTGCCAATGCTTGGACGCCCAGTGCGGGCACACATGGGTGTCGGAACTGACTTTCAAGCATTCATTGCGGCCGCCGGGTCAACGCATCGACACGCTCCTACTGGAACGAATCAGAAGCTTGCCGGCGGAGCAGCAACAAGAACTGTTCCTGCAGGTTGGCTCCTCGCAACGAGGCTGACCACAGGCCCAGGTTCGCAACCTCCCCGACGCATCGACGCCACTCCGTTCCCATGTCCCCAGTGGGCATCTCTCTGCATCGATCTCGAATCATGCTTCAGAATGCCTGCACCGCAGGCATATAAGCCGCCATCACAATATCAGCTGATACTCACAATCTCGCCGCGGCGGAACCCGCGCAGCGGTCGGTTGCACGTCAAATTCGCACCCAAAAAATCTCAGCAGCGTCGACCAATCGAGCCCGCGACCACAGCCAGTGAAATTTGCAGCTCACCTCGGCGCGCCTAGTTACCGCTTTGGGCACGCTGGAACCCAGGTACAGAGTGCGTGGTATCCAATATGGGTGCAGGGCACTGCCCTGCCGCTGTGCGGGCGCGTAGCCCGCGATCCTTATAAAAAGCTGAGCGAAGCGAACTGAGCCCTTGGGCGAAGGCATCATCTTGTACCTAACACACCGACCCTGTGGACACCTCGAAAGTCTCTTTTTTATACCCTTTGGGGATGCTGAGTGGGGTTTAAAATTCCATTTAATTCAAAGCCATCTTGGATGCCTGGGCCGGACGCCTGCGGTGCCGGAAAATGACGCTGAAAAATGGGCGCGCACAGGGCATTTTGCCTGCATGACGATGCATGTTGGCTGCGTCAAAGCGGAGGTTGGGAGTTTTTTCGACCACCAGGCGTGACCTGGCCTCGCAGGGGATGCGATTAGTTCGGGGAGGTATCTTTCTTGACTTGGACGTTACGCAGTAGTCGCGCCATGGATTGGTCCAATCCGCCTGGGCTCTTGTCGGGCTCCCGCGGAGGTTTTACGCCTTTAGGTGATCCACGAGCTGGGATCAGAGTTTCTGACTCGCTACGACTTTGAGCCGCTTTGCGCGCCTCACTTTTTTCCCAATTGCTTCGGGACTGCTGGCGTCGAAACTCTTCCAAGGAAGCCTTTTCCTGACGTGCAGTACGAAGTGCACTGACTTGGCGAAGTTCCCTATCCCTGCGTTTGATGGCGGCCTTTTTAGCCCGATACCAAAGATAGCGCACACCAAGGTCTGCAAAGAACTTTTCGGTGAAGCGAACCAGGACCCGCGTCCGAACCAGATTAAGTCCCGCCTCATCCTTTTCCTCCAACTGCACTTTTTCAATACGCCGGTAAATATAACCGGCGAGGTCTAGGCTGTGCATGAGGCGATTAAAAGACGCGGGGGACATACCGCTATCTTCAGCGACACCGCACTGGGTGTTGAGGAAGTACTGCCCGCGCTCGATATCCAGCCATCCCAACACACCGGTAGCCAAGTCCAAGCGCAGCAGCAGTTGTTCGGATGCCTTAGCCAAGGCGTCGAATTTCTCGGAGCGCGTGCGACGACCGCCATGGATGGAGTCCAGGTCGCGAAGGTACTGCCCGCGAAGCTCGCCGATCTGACTCAGTCGCGAGAATGCCATGCGCAATAGAGGATTTTTCAGCTGCTGGCCAGTCAGCCGGCGCGGCGCAGAATATCGAGGTGCTCGAACTGGCGCGCGCAGGGCGGCGTGAGGGTCTTTCTTGTCACGATGGACTGCAGCAGGTCGGCCCATGTTGGGGCTGCCCTTGCGGCCGCTTGCCGTTCGCGAGTGGATGTCCTTGTCCAGGGAAGTCACAGAACCTTGTTTACCCCGGACAAATGAGGCTTTTGGGGCTGCTCGAGCAGAACAGTTTCGGCGCGAGAACGTAGTTCGCTGCAACGCGCCTCGACCGAACGCAGCCGGTCCACAAACTCAGGAAGCTTTTCTAGATCCTCAAGGTCAATACGGCCGTCAGCCAGTATCTCGCTGCCTAAGGCAACCGTGTAACCCAGACGGGCCACTAATTGGCCGAACGCTCCCAGCGGATTGCCATCGCCATCAAGTTCGCGCGCACCGGTCAACCCGTGACGGTGGGCCAGTTCGTTGATGCAGCGGTCCTTAAAACTGTCCTCGAGCGCGTTTACCCACGACTCCTCAACCCAGCTCGGAAGGTCTACTTCACCACTCAACCAGCGGCCAACACGGCGCAACCAGGCACCCGATGCTCTCAAGAACGATGCGGTGTCGTTGCACAGGGCAAGAGCCTCGAAGTCGGGAACATCCTTGCTGACGGCCTTGGCCGGAATTTGGTTATGCAGATTGCAGCTCAGCGCTTGGGCGAAATCGTCCTGACTGAAGCCTGTTCGGGCAATCATCTCAACAGCATGGGCCACCAGCACCTGGTCTCGGGAAGTGGGCATCTGTCCTGGCTTGGACGTGGTCATGCTGGCGGATGCTCATTAGCCTTTGCCAGCGCCATACCTGACTCTTGGTCAGAGTGCTCTAGGCATCCAGATTGCGTGCTTTTTTGAGACGGAAATGGCCGGGTCTCCTCCCCTTTGCAAGATCCATCGTCGGCCACCGTAACAATGATTGTTCTTCCAGTGCGGAGTGCCTTTGCGATGGACGAAGGTTTGGCGCCGAGAGCACGAGCAACGCGGGCCTGTCCCATCCGTAACACCAAATCACCCAAGGAGATTTCTTCCATGCCATACACCTCAAACCGATGAATGGAAGAATATTAACCGCAGGCATATTTTTATACAATGCCGGCGGCTAATCTTATTCGTTAGCCTGCGGCTTATACTTCGAAGATGACTAAGAAAAAACCCATAGATCCAGTCTTATTTGCTGAATGCCAACGGGCACACGAGCTCTATCTTTCAAAGAAGAACGCTCTCAAACTTAATCAAAGAAAGATCGCTGATGCTGCAGGTATCACCCCGGTATCGGTGAACCATTACCTGAAGGGCATTAATGCTCTAAATGCCCGCTTCGCCTCGGTACTGGCAAAATTGCTAGACGAGCCGGTTGAAAGTTTCAGCCCGCGACTCGCTGCTGAAATTGCAGGAATGGCAGCGACTAGCAGCCACTCCAACATCGCCCCCATGCTGCAGCCGCATCGGGAAGCGAGAGAATATCCCCTGATCACGTGGGTCGCCGCCGGCGAACGCATCGAGTCTTCCAGTTGCTATCCTTCTGGCATCGCGGACGAATGGCTATCTTCTACGGAAAACGCAGGACCTCGCGGTTACTGGTTGAAGGTGAAGGGGAAATCGATGACATCGGAAACGCCACCGAGCTTTCCCGAGGGCACTCCGATCCTAATCAGTCCCGAAGGTTTTGACCTGATCAGTGGCAAGTTCTATATAGCCCGCCATACCATCAGTGGTGAAACGACCTTCAAGCAGTACACCCTGGATGCCGGAGTCGGCTATCTGGTCCCCCTCAATCCAGAGTACAAAGCAGTTATCCTGGACGGGACTTGGGAAATTATCGGTCGGGCGATCGACGCCAAGATTACGGGGATGTAATCCATCGTCAGAATTCTTTGCGCTCTACCCTCTGGCCTTCCGGGGAAAACGAACAGAAGTACTCTGAGAGGGTTCTATTCCAGGAGGGGCACTGTGCACCACGATGTGCCCCTGACCGATTTTGAAATTCTTTATCACCGCAATGCACACGTTCCACGCCTCGCGCGCTACGACATCGCCTGATTCGATCACATGGCCTTCGTCATCGATGATTGCGAGCCGCGCAGGGCGTCCATCTGTTGTTCTGAATTGATAACCGTTAGAAACGTTGGCACTGATTCGACCGTGTTCGAGCGTTCCTGTTTTGGGAATACCAATCATGGGCGCGCCCCTTCTTCTGTAACGGCTGAATACATGTTCGCGATCAATGCGATGGTGTTAGCGTGCATGTCGCGGCGGCCTTGGGCACCGTTGATTGCTACCCAGTTTTCAGCATCGATAGCTTTATTAAGGTCAGCATTCGCACACCTGTAACCGGCGATGCTTTTTGCAAACAGTCGTCTGGCGTCATCCCTCAGCACGATGACTGCAAATTGCTCACTGACTTCTGACGCAGAGTTCTCAGCATTTGCCAGCTCCTCCAAGAAGCAGGCTAACCGCTCAGCTGTGTCTGCTTGCTTGGACAGTGTAATGCTGTTCACGCTATCGCCTAGCTCGATCCGCACTACGACATTGTGTTTGCCTTGCTCTACGGCAAGGGTCGCGATGGCCTGCACGGTGCCAGCCAAAGCATCACGCAACTCGTGTTTAAAGACTCCATTCTGAGTTATCTGGCTAGCCAACTGCGGTCTGGAGCAAGGGGAAAGGCATAGGGTACGCATATTGTTTATCTCCGAAGCGATCACGCCAGCGCTCAGCACCAACGTGAACCAATGGAGATAAATTATCCTCAGGCTAATTTTAAGTCAAATGCCCGCGGCATATTTTTTATAGGAAATTACCCGCAGGGTAATCAGCCAATGTGATGATTGGTCCAATTCAGTTGAGCCGCATCACCGTCAAGACGCTTCAAGCGGACGCTTTCCTGGGATTCCAAATGCTCAAGAAGGCAGTCCCAATCGGCCTTCCGCTCCCCTGCCTGCCGCGTGATTACGGTTTGCCTTCGCTGCTGAGCTGCTGAGCTGTTCACTTGCCGATAGACTCGGCTAGTAAGCTGCCCATAGGGGGTCTCAAGCATGCTGACACTTTGAAACATAAACGCTCCTTGCCTTTACTGTATACATATCCAGTATATGGGGGCGACTTCCCCACCCACAAGGTCATTCCCAGTCTTCGCTCGCAACCCAGTCACCATTGCGGCGATCGATTTGAATCAACCGATGTTGACCAGCGCGGGAGAGCAGTTGCACATCGATTGCATGGCCCTCGCGGTCTTGGGCACTCATGCCTCTCATGTAAATTACAATCCGTTGAAACGTGTCCATGATCAGCTGTCGGACCTGCTCCCGGGCGCTGTAATCGCCGGCAAATACTTGCGATGCCAGCTCTTCCCAACGATCGGCTTGTGCTGGCCTGACGGGGCTAGACATCGAAGCAACCTCAAACTCCAGTTGTTGGACCTTCTTTTCCGCCGCTCCCAGCTGCTCCTCAAGCTCTCGGGCCTTGCGGATAAAGGCAATTGGCGAGACACCGTTCTCGGCCTCCAGGAGCGCATCCGTTACTTTCCCAAGCTGATTAGTGATTTTCTGCACCGCTGCACGCGCGACGACCAATTGTTGCAGGATACCTTGACCGTCATCGCCTACCTGTAGGAGGCGTTGCAGATTGAGTTGGTCAGAGCAATAGTTGAGCAAGGCGCGCTCGATGGGTACCACGCTGCAGCTGCCACCCGCGGAACAACCGCCGTTTTTGCTGTACGAGGTACAGTGCAAGCGACGGTTTCCGTCTGAAATGCTGCCGTCGGCTCGGCGACGGTTCATTATGTTTTGAGCCACCAATGCAGTTCCGCAATAGCCGCAATACGCTAGCCCTACTCCAGTTATGATGCCTGGGATTTCACCCGCTCCACGACGTCGTAAACGCTGACCGGCCAGATGCTGTAACTCCCCCCACTCTGCATCAGACAGGATTCGCGGGTAGTACTCCTCGAGCATGTACTCTTCGCCATCCACTGCCAGCCGCTTTGCTCCACGTAGCGCGGGCAGCTTGATCAGTCGGTAGACTTGCTGACCAGAGATCCCCCAGCTGGAAAGGTCGTATCCCTCTTCGTGCATTACAATGGCAGCGCGTCCGGCGCCGAGTCCCTGTTGGTAAAGCTCCAGCGCACGACGCACGGCGCTCACGCGCTCCGGGATCATTTCCCAACTTTGACCACTCCAGCGTAACCATTGCGGGTCTTTACCGTTGCGGATCAATCCACGGTACGAGCCTGATACCCACCCCTCACATTGCCGGCGAATCGCAGCTTTGACGCGCTTGCTCTTTGTATCGGACTCTTCATGCGCCCGTATCATCACCAGGAGTGAATAGACCAAGTCCATTGGTTGGGCCTTCAAGCCCGCCCGGTTGTATTCACGGCCATCGCTGGCGGTGACGACCGTAATACCAGCGTTGATAATCTGGGCCAACTGTGCCTGGGCCTGTATAGGCTCCGCTCGACTTAAGCGGTCTAAGCCTTCCACAACCAGCACCGACCCGCTGGCGATGCGGCCATCCTCGACGGCGCGCAAAAATACCCCTAGTGCGCCCTGCTTCACATGATGCTGATGGTAAGCGGACAAACCCTCATCTCTAAGTGATAAAGATTCATCCAGTACAAACCCCTTTGTCTTCGCCCAGTGCTGAGCGTATTGCAACTGACGATCCGCACTGTTACCCGTTGCCTGCCGTGGGTCGGAAAAACGAAGGTAGCTGTAAACCTTTGCCAGGCCCACATCGATTGTCATTTTGAGGCTGCCGCCGCACTATCAGCTTTTGAAGAGACTTTAAGTTTTTCGATTAGACCTGAAACAGACTCAAACATTGCCACCATGTGATTGAGATCACCGGCTTTTTGAGGAACAGGTTCCAACCATTTAATATCCTCCTCGAGGACCTTCAACATCTGACCCCTCATTTCAATGAGATGCTGGGTTGAATCAGAAAACTCTTTGATCGCCAAGTACGATAAAAAATAACGATTAAATACTGACTTAACTCGAACCAAATTAAAAGATGAATCAGTAAAGCTTTTATACTGACGAAGAAACCAAGCTGCTAAGAACTCCACTACCAAAAAGGTCATCGAACATGAAATCATACCCCAAACAGCATATTGACCAACCGAAAAGTATGATGTAGCCACCTGCCAGACAACAATTGAAGTGATATAAAACATTATCCCCCGCCACAAATATGTTGTTCCTTTATCTAGCAGCAGTGATGCTTTATTGTCAGCCAGCTCAATATTCTTATCAAGCGAGCCAATTAATGTCTTCATATATAAATCAAAGGCTTTGGAGCTGGACGGGATTACAGGTGAATTAAAGTCAATTTTAAAACCCTCTGGGTCGCTACTCTCGGAAAAGCTTACAGGACCGACGCCAGAGCTAGGTATATTATTTGCCAACTCAAACTCTAAATCCTTGACTCTGCTTAATAGCGCATCCTTTTCACGTTCAACCGCCTCAATTCTGCTGGTATATAACTTATCATCAATATCGACGAACGTTTTTTCCTTCGCAGAGGAATAGAAAAAACCAATCACAAGAGAAAGTATTGAAACAAACACTCCCATCAAGGTGACCAAACTGCCATATATATTCTCAACAAACAGCTCGAGAATTTTTGGCTGTTGTACTACCGCCACTCCCAACGAAGCCATTACCGCCCCAAGTAACATCAGGGCTTTTCTCAAACGCTCGTAAAAAACCACTTTACTAAGGTCTTTGTTTTTAGCAAAAGCCTCAGCTTCAGCAATAGCCGCCTCGTTAGCTTTTATTG